GAATCTCTGAAGCATAGCGGTTAAAGATACCTCGTTCACCTGAGTGTGATTCATAAATATTGCTCCATTCACGCATGAACTGGCCTACGTCAGGCTTGACATCGTACACAGCTGAGTTGTTAGCCAAGGCTCGTTGACCGTTACCATCCCACCATGCACCTGCCTTAGCCTTAGCCATACGATCATCACCCAAGTCAGACAAGGAGATCATAGCTGAACGACGAACTCCACCGACAACAACGACTTCTCCAATCTTACAGAGAATATCATGTGCCTCAATCGAGAAGAGCTTGCGGCCTTGGGCAGTCTTAAACTTAGCAACCACGTATTTAAAGAGCTCGACCAACGGCTCTGGACCACTCGCACGGCCTCCGAAGGTCTTGAGGCGTGTACCAGCAGGGCGCACAGCAGAGACATCCCACTTTGGTACTTCTCCAGCCCACAGGAGAGCGAGTACCTGTCGTAGTGCCTTAGCCCATCCTTCTTTGGAGTCTTTAACGTGAACCACAGTATTAGACTCATAAAGCTTTTCAGGGATTTCAGGTAAACGGTTGACATACTTCTGCTCCACAGAGAAACCTACACCTGTGCCACACAGGAGAATGTACATAGCCTCATCGAAGGCTTTAGGATCATCAATAGGCAAATAGGAGCAGTTGTAACCAGCTACGTTCTGACGTTCTAGAGCGTCACCAGCAGTCATCAAACTACGCATAGAAGGCATAACGTCCAAGTTCAAGACAGCACCTTCAAGGCGTGTACGAAGCTCAGGTGTCAACGTGTAGTTATGTTTGTCACTTAGGTGACTCTCCATGAAGTCAAAGTAGCGAGAGACTGTCTCGTTCCAGTGCTCACGACGACCTTTATCGTCCAAGTAGCGGCTGTAGCGTGACTTGGCAATGTAGGTTTGGTAGGGTGTCATATTCATTTAGTTATTCTCATTGTTAAGGTGTTGAAGGAAAAGCATACAGCAAATAGCGTGTGCCAGATGCGAAAGCCCCGTTTCACTATCAGTCTCAGATTCCGTCTTATAAGCGATCAGGTGACGCATTGCTGCATTCCAGTATCGCTCATCAGCGTTATCTACGTACTGCCAGTTGTTCGGGGCGTATTTTTTGGACCCGAATTCTAGCACTTTTACCACCTCTTGTAAAGCCCCGAAGGGCATTAAACTCCAATTTAATTTTCCTGAGTCATACTTTAGTCCTTTAGTACTAACTTCTTCAGGGATTGATAAAGAAGCCATATACTCTTCTACTTCTCGAATCGTTGGTTTCATTCTGAATACTTTCGTTGTAGATACTCGATTGATAAGAACATCTCGTCAAAGTGTCCATCCTCTACTTCATTCATGACCAGTAAGCCACGCCAATGACGGTTACTCAGTTGATCCATATAGTCCTCATCGTGGAGATAATAAGAGCCAGCGACAATGGCACATATAGGTTTCCCATCTGCTCGCTTACCATATGCAATTTGCTTCCCTTGTTGATGTCCAGCAACACAAGACATATGTAGCTTACTAATAATAGCAGCTGGAGATGCAGCAGGTCTTCCCATTGCACCAACAGGCCAGTAATGATTGAAACCAACACCGTTAATGAAAACAGGATGGAGGAACTCATGTACTTCCCAATCTTTCAAATTAAGATCATCATAGGTCAGTAGACCCTCAAGCATAGGATTGTTGTTAACAGCCCTTGTGAGTCGATGCTCATGATTACCCTTCAAGAACACCATACGAGGCTTATAGACCTTCTGTTTCGCCTCTTTCTGAGCCTTCTGGAGGCTGTGTAAGGGATTCAACAAAGTCAACATACCTGTGTTGCCAGCTGCTACGTCAGCCAGATAGCGCTTACCTTCAAAGTACTTGCTACCTGCTTTGTCGTGGCTAGAAAGACTAGGGAAGTCCCAGTGATCTCCAAGGTGAACCACGATGTCAGGGCGGTATTCACAGATTGCTTTCCCTGCCCATGTTAGATGCTCCTGAGCTGCCTCAGGCTTGCATTGTGTGTCTGGTATACAGAGGATACGCATTACAGAGGCTTCCAATCAAATGAGCGATCAATTTCGTAGACTTCAGGATAAGCTAACAGAAGCTTCTGTAGGATATCATCATTCAAGCTACGTCCGTAACCTGCTTCACCTTCTTTGTTCAAAGGGAAGGTAACTGAGTAGTACACTTGCTCTTTGATGTTGTAGCCGTAGTGTTTACCCATGACATCCAAGACCTGATCTAGAGTCTCCATCCAAGTGGTGTCACTAGGTTCGATAATACAATCATGCTGCTTTGGTTCAAATTCACCGTCACAAGTGTACTCAGGTGTGTACATCTCAAAAGCCCAATAACCCTCTTCGTACAAAGCAGGATCTTGCTCTACAAATGCGGTAGGCTTAGTCAGCAGCGAGTTCAGTTTCTCGATCTGCTGAGTAAAAAACATTTTAGTCTTTTCTACGCTACGCTCAAACATGGTTGTTTCCTTTATTACAGGTTTGTTTACGATTGTGTGAAAGTATTGGTCAAGTGTCATTGAATTCTCCGTCTACTGGATGATACACCACCCACTTTGTCTCAAAGATTCCGTTTCCGTAGTCCTTGATTACTTTAGATGTCTGTATCATTCTACACCCTAATCTAGGATGGTCAGTTACGTAGACCTTATAACACCCATCAGTCCAATCAGGATGAAAGGGAGGTGGTTTATAGTGGACTACTAGCTTGCTCATTAAGCAGCTCCTTGATTGATGGGAACTCAGCAAAGATAATATCACGACATTGGTTAGCTACGTCACGATGTTCCTTCTGTGTTGCAGAATCACAACGGATGTCAATGTAGTGTAACCAGCTACGCAGAGTGCCCTGCATATACATCTTGGAGACAGTTAAGCCTTCAGGAAGGAACACACGAGCACACTCTTTAGCGATACCTTTATCGAGAGCAGCTGTGTACAAGTACTTAGCTTCAGTGATTAGCCTACGCTGAGCGCCTTCAAACCAGTTCTGCAAGCTGATGTCATCAGTGTACAGACTGTTCTGTCGGTTCTTCTCATCTTGTAAACGAGCTTGTGAGTCCTGAATGAAACCTTCTGAGACTGCGTAACGCTGTGAGAACTCTTGGAAAGAGAAGCTACGGTGACGTAAGATCTGACGAGCTATGTCACGAGTAGTTTCAATCTCCATACAGACGTTAACCATCTCAAACGGACTCCAGTGCTTATTCTTAATAAGGTACTTGAGTAGTTTCGGAGCAGTAGCAGGGTTGTCCTGATTTGCCGGATTTGACACACGGGCCATACGCGCAACTAGATTCTCCGCATCCGGTGTCACCCACACTAACTTCACTGCACTCATATTGTTTTCCTTCCTCAATTCCACGTTTTAACATCTCGATAAAAGCAAATCTAAACAGTTGTGCTTGTTCTTCGTTGCTCATCTTCACATGGTAGTCTGCACTACCGTCTTCATTTTCCTTCAGTAATTCTACGTCCATCGTGAACACTCCTTCGTCGTTCTTTGATCCAATGTTCAGGGATTGTCTTATCAGCGTACTCAAAGCCGTTCTTAACACACCACTGAGCATACGTTGTACGTGAACCTTTATTGAGCTTCTGAGAGCTGTTAGAGAACACGAAACGAATATCTAAGTGTGGTTGTTGCCGTTTAATCAGCATGTGTTTCTTACGATCTGCTATGAGGAAACGTCCCTTAGTCTCTACGATGATTCCGTTGTCAAGAACGAAGTCTGGCGTGTACTGATGTTCACTCGCCGGCTTGATGTACTTGATCTTCATCTCTTCGTAGGTGAAAGGGACACCCGCTGAAGTAAGGGCTTTAGCAACATCTTCTTCAAGACCGCTACGCCACCCATGCTTCAAAGCATTAGCTCGTTTAGAGCTTGTTGTTTTACGGGTTACCATTACGATTGTTCCATAGTTTAACAGCCTCTGTTTGTTGGTGTTCTTCGTACAACTGATAACGCTCATCCTCAACAGCACGTAACAAATTGTTTTCTCGGAAGTCCTCTACGGTATATTTTGAAAACATATTAAAGTTGTCAATAGATGTATACCCGCCATGCGATTTACACCCTGAACATCTTACATAAGCATACCTACCGCTTCCCCAGCCAGCTCCATTAGGGTTTTCCCATCGCTCAACTTCTAATTTAGCTGTACTTCCACAAAAAGGGCAAAGTTTCAAATCAGTCATAACTTAGTCCTTACAACTTCGTTTTTTCATACTGATGTAACAACTGTCCAAAAGCATCTACGAAGATCTCATCGTGGTTAGTATGCCCCATAGAGAACATAATAGCGTGGATAAGCTCATGGCAGAAGGTTTGTTCAGTAAACACTTTGTTCATTCCTGCACGTAAGAAGATTGTCTGAGTGTCACAAGCACACTTACCGTACTCACTTAAGTCCTCTACGTACTTTACTGTCCACTGACATCCAACAAGGTAGAAAGATAAGGGCACGTTTGGTTTTCTGTTCTTCGCAACCATAAAAGTCCTAGATTTTCATCGACACGAAGTTGATTACCATCGTAAGCTTTGAGACAAGCGTCATAGTATTCCCTTTCAGTTTTACAATCCTTTAAAAGCTTCTCAGCCTTCACAGGTCCAATGCCTTTCAAGCCAATGATGTTGTCAGTACGATCCCCTGTGAGCACCTGTGTGAATAAGTTACGAAGACCTTGCTCCTCAGTAACGTAGTATTCCTCATGCTTCACGAAGTTGTAATGCCAACCTGCAACTTGATCTAGGTCTTTGTCAATGGAGACAATCCATCCACCTGTCTTAGTTGCCTCGATAGCCACTGCATCGTCTGCTTCCTGTCCCTCAACCAGTTCTGCACCAAGGCGCTGGAGATGGTTACGGATAGCTTGATAATGCACTGGCCTCTTAGCATCCTTGCGGTTACCTTTGTAAGGCTCGGTGACTGCTATGTCATTCCTGAAGTTTGTCTTGCCTGTAATGTAAGCTTTGTAGTCATCACACTTCAGGTCATCGAAGACAATCTCATGAACTAACTGAGTCACACGAGCCAAACAGATAGCTTCCTCAACGTCATCACTAGCGAAACCTACTCGGTAGCAAATGATGTCAGCGTCAAGGATAGCTAACTTAGGACGTTTCTCTTTAGAGAGCGTCATCATCCGCAGTAGTTGCTTCAGGCACGTAAGTCTTCACTTCAGTGACCATGATGGTCTTGATCGAAGGAGCATTGCCGTGCTTAGCTGACATACGGTGTGTGTATGAGCCCACGATAGCTACGCACTTAGAGCCGTTACCCAAAGCCTCTACAGGGACTTCTTTGAGATTGTCATCGGTAGGTTTGAACAAGTACTTGCTCTTAGCGACAATGAAGTTACCTTGTGACTCTTTGTGCTTGACTTTGATACCCAAGCTTGTGAGCTTAGCTGCATCGTCATCGCTGATATTACCGATGGTACATTCGTACTTGTCGTTGTCTGTGTTAAATGCTTTGTTGAACTCAGCCATCCACTTAGTCCAAAACAACTCACCGCTAATCTTCACTGGTTTCAAATCTGACATACTTTCTTTTCCTTTTAGGATTGGGCTTTCGCCCCGTTACGTGCAAAATCGCACTTTACTGTAAAAGTGACAAAGTCACTGTAGATAACTGCCTTCTCGACGAGAGACAGCCTCTGCTTCATCCTCAATGTAATCAAGGGCTGCTGAGAGCACCAAGTATACATCAAGGATATCCATATCTGCTGAATGGTGAATCAAGAAACTTTCATCACTAATGTTCAACAGAATCTGTTGGGTTACTTTGGGTTCAATGGGTTTCATTTGTTTTCTTTCTGGAGATAGTCTAACACTTTCTGAATCGCTTCAATGTTATCACCTAACTGTCCAAGAGATCTATTACAACCTCTACACAATACGCCTCGAAACTTCATTGTATCATGGCAGTGATCGTAACACAGTTCTTCTATCTTTCCACAAATCTCACAACAAGAGCTTGTAGCCATCAGCCGCTTATATGTATCAGCATCTACACCGTATCGCTTCTTTGTCTGATGGTCTGTTTTCCAATCTTTCATTTTAGCGTTTTCTTTATTTCGCCTTGTATAACAAGGATAGCAAAGATTTCGTCTTCCGTATTTCGCATTAACGCTTTGAGCGAAAAGTGCCAAATCTTCAGAATGTAAACCACAGTCAATACAAGTCCTAGTGGGTGTCGCGCCAAGTTTTTCCAATCTTATACTCCCCTGTTAATGGACATCGTAGCTTAAAAGCTACACCCGCTTCTTCAATAGAAGCTACGCAAGCCTTGCCGACATCTTCTGCAATTTCAGGACGACACTCCATCTGAAGCTCGTCGTGAACATTGACTGTAAGCTTCACAGCCCATCCGTTAGCCTTGATCTTATCATTGAAGATAACTAACGCCTTCTTCATGACGATAGCGCCTGCCCCTTGAAGTAAGCTATTGAGTGCAGCGTGTTCGCTACGAACCCAAATCTTACGACCATCAAGCCCCGGTACATAGCCCTTGGACGCAT